CGATTATGTAGAGTTAGTTTGGAGACCATCTGATATTGGTGTAACGATTGAGCATTTTCATACAGATACTTCACCTACTAGACCAGCAACACCTAGCATCATAGCCACAATGAGTTATCTATCATCAAATGGCTATACCAGTAATCTTTTTACAATGCCTTATATATCGGCAACGACAGCAGGAAGTGCAACCATTAGTCATCCTGCTAATTCAGTATCAGGTATGACTTATAAATATATCATCGTAGGATAGGAAAATTATGGCAACAACTACACAAACCTCGTCAGTAGATCCAGCACTATTGCCCTACCTTACCCAAGGTTTAGAGAGGGCGCGGAGTCTATTTCTTACAGGTCAACAACCTGAGTTCTTTCCTGGACAGACTTATGTAAGCCCATCGGCTGCTACTACTGAGTCGATTGCTCAACAAGAGGCTATTGCTCGTCAGCAAAGCCCTGTTCTACAACAAGCACAACAGGCTTATCAGTCATCTTTAGGTCAAGTTGGACAAACTGCTGCTGGTGGATTCTTAAATGCGAATCCCTATCAACAAGCCATGATGGAAGCTGCTACTCGCCCACTAACCCAACAATTTAGCCAATCCGTATTGCCAGGCATATCGAGCCTTTACAGCAAGTCTGGTCGTTTGGGTAGCGGTAGTATGGAAAGAGCATTAGGAACGGCTACAGAGGCTTATGGGCGGTCTCTAGGGGATATTACAGCCAATATCGCTGGAACACAGTACCAACAGGAAAGAGGACTACAACAACAGGCTCAGTTGCAACAAGCTCAGTTGGCTGGTCTAGCACCTCAGTTCTATGGTCAACAATTCCTACCTTCTCAGACACTAGCCCAAGTTGGCGCACAGCAAGAAGCAATCTCTGCACAACCTCTACAAGAGCAGTTGGCTCGTTACCAGTTTGGACAACAGTTACCCTATCAGCAATTACAAGGCTATCTGTCATCGGTCTATGGCACTCCATTAGGAAGCTATGGCACACAGACAACTAGCGCACCTACCTATCAGAATCGTGGTGCAGGTGTGCTTGGTGGTGCAATAGCAGGCGGTCTAGGTGGTTATGCATTGGGACAGATTCCTGGTGTTTCTGGTTTCTTTGGTAATCAATACGCTGCACCAGCATTAGGTGCATTAGGTGGTGGATTATTAGGCGGTGGATTCTTCTGATAGTAGAAAAACTTAGTCTACATCGTTTAGAGGAGTTTTTTGAACTGGTTACCAAGATGGTAGCCGAGGCAGAGTTTTCTTATGCAACACCAGAGAAGCACAAGATTCTACAGTTATTTAAGAACCCTAATGCAGTAGGTTTTATCGCAATAGAACACAACAGAATTGTTGGGTTTATATCTGGTCTAGCCCATGAATACTTTTTTAGTAATCGTAAGCGAGTAAGCGATTTAGGGTTCTTTGTATTACCTGAGTATCGAGGTAGTAGAGCAGCACTTAAACTAGTAAAATCACTAGAAGCATGGGCTAAAGATATGGGTGCAGATGATCTGCATTTAGGACAGACAACAGCAGTAGAGATGGATAAAACCAGACAGTTTTATGAAAGACTAGGTTATAAAACTGTTGGCTTTAATACAGTCAAACACTTAAAGGATTAATTATGTGCGGTTCTAACCCTGTAGAAGCTATTACAGACCCTATTTCTGATGTATTAGGTACATCTGGCGGTGGCGGTGGCATCCTAGGCGGTGCAGAAGATTTAGTTCAAGGTGCAGGCAATGTTCTTGCAGAATCAGATAAATTTGTAAACAGAGAAATACCAGGCGGTTATGCTTTGCCTGCTGCTTTGGGCATTGCTGCTACTACTGGTTATTTAGACCCATCTTTATTAGCTGGAGAAGCAGCATTTACTGGAGCAACAGAAACAGGTCTTGCAACTCTTGCAGGAGAAGGCGCAGTTGCTGATACAGTAGGCGCAGCATTATTATCGGGCGCAACAGAGGCAGCAGCAGCAGATGCAGTAGCAGAGGCAGCAGCAGCAGAAGTTTTTGGTAAAGCATTGCCATATACAGAGGCATTTGATGCTGTAAATCTTTCTAAACAAGGTTTAACGCCTAGCCAAATTGGAACTACCTTAAGCACATCTGGCATTGATCCTGCCATTGGTCAATACATGGGTGAATTAGCAAGCCAAGGATTAAGTCCAGAAGCAATTGCAGAAGAAATAGCAGGCTTAAAATTTGCAGATCCATCACAGTACATTTCACAAGATGTTATGGAACAAGCTAGAAGTGGTGCATCCATATATCAAGGTGTGCCAAGCAGTCTTAATGCATTACAAGCCTTACAAGGACTTAGAGCAGCAAGTGGCTTATTAGGTGGTAGACAACAACCACAGCAACAACAGATGCCACAAATGCAGATGGGTGGTAGAACACAGATGCCACAAGGCAATGTTGATTACTCTGGCATTTATAACTTATTAGCTCTACAAAGAGCAAGAAATCCAAATTCTTTACTAGGATAAATTATGGCAATTGATCTATCAGCTTTATTCGGACAACAACCAGACTACTCGTCTTTTTTGCCTGATGCAGAAAGACAGCGTATGCAATCTAACGCTAACCAAGCAGCTTTACTTAACTCTGCTATAGCATTACTAGGTGCATCTGGTAAAACAGCGCAACCTATTGGTACTGGTCAAATACTAGGAGGTGCTTTGGGTGAAGCACAAAAAGGTTACCAAACTAGTATGGACAGAGGTATGCAAGAACTTCTTACAGGTTTAAAAATAAGAGAATCAATTGGAGGCAAATCTCCAGAATTATCAAAAGAACAACAGCAATATGCTTTTCAAAGATATGGTAAAGCTAAATTTATTGATTTAGATAAAAAACAACAATTAGATGTTTTAGAATTTGGACAAACACCAGATATTAATAAAGCACTAGAGCAACATATTAATGCACAAAAATTAAAATCAGAAACAGGAATAGATTTGACAAACACAACGCTTGAAAATTTAAAAAGGGCGCAACAGTTTACTCAAAGTAGTCCTGCTCCTAATGCTCCAGTTGTCGCGCCCACAATAAGAAACTTTAAGTAAGGACAAATAAAATGTCTAGCAAATATGTTGTTTTAACCGATGGTACTGTTGCAGAATTTGCACCAACAAAGTCTTTAACAGAAATTGACACAATTTTATCAAAAGAAAATTTAAGTAGAGACGCAAAGTATCCAACCTTTTCAGATCCTACAAAATTGCCTGCACCTATATCTTCTACATCATCAAGCGTAACAGCAACATTTGTGGGTAATCCTGCGTTTGCAGGTTTACCTGCTAAAACAATAATTGAGTTAAAAGCAAAAGAGGCAGAAGAACAATTAAAAGCCCAAAGAGCTTTACCTGGAGCAATACAAACAGCAAAAGAAACAGTTCAAACTGTAGACAAATTACTAAAACATCCAGGATTTGAAAACTTAGTTGGTATTGGTATTCCTTATGCAAGATTTGTACAAGGAAGTGAAACTGCTGGTGCTAATGCCTTATTAGAACAAGTAAAAGGAAAAACATTCCTTGAAGCATTTCAAACACTTAAAGGCGGTGGACAAATTACAGAACAAGAAGGAGCAAAAGCACAAGCTGCTTTGAATAGAATGAGTATAGCTATTAGTGAAAAAGATTTTAAAGAGGCTGCTTTTGATTTTACAAGTTCAATCCAAGCTGCAATAGATCGTGCATCTAAAGGCGCAGGTAAACCAAGCGTAGATATTAAACCTTCTTTGCCACCAGGTGTAATTGTTACACCTATTAAAAGATAATAGGAAAATACAATGCCAAGCTATGAAGTCAAAATACCTAATAAAGGATCTTTTGAAGTAAATTCTGACAAAGAATTGACTGAAGCACAGGCTTATCAATATGCTTTAATACAAGCAAATAAGTTACCTGATATAAAAGAACCATTAACTGCTGGTGAAGTAGCAACAGGTGCAGTAACAAACTTTCCATCGTCTTTTGCAAATTTAATTGGCAATATTTATGAAGCTGTAACAAACCCAGTTCAAACCGCTAAATCTGTTTTAGATGTAGGTGCTGGTGCTTTGCAAAATGTATTGCCAGAAAAGTTTGTACAGTTTGTTGGAGAAGATAAACAGTCTAGAGAAATGGCTCGTAAAGTTGGTGAGTTTTATGCTGATCGATATGGCACAGGAGAAGGTCTAAAAAAAGCTGTTGCCCAAGATCCTGCTGGTGTATTAGCTGATTTGTCTACAGTTCTTACAGGTGGTGCTACAGTCGCACCAAGAATTGTTGCTCAACCATTAAGTAGAATTGCAAGTGCTATTGATCCACTGTCTGCTACTGTTCGTGCTACAGGTGCTACAGCAAAAGGTGCTGGTAACATTTTAAGTTCATACATAGGTGCAACCACAGGAGCAGGTAAAGAAGCGATTTCTCAAGCGTTTGAAGCTGGTCGCAAAGGTGGAGAAGCAGCAGAACAATTTAGAGTAAACATTAGCGGTAAAGCAGATCAAACAGAAGTTGTAGATATTGCAAAAAGAAACTTAGACGAATTAAATCGTATAAAACAAGAAGAATATCGATCTGGAATGGTTAATATTAAAAATGATAAAACAATATTAGGTTTTAATGATATTGACAAATCAATACAAAACGCAACAAAGAAAGTAACTTTTAAAGGTCAAGTAACCAATAAGACTGCTGCTGAAAAATTACAAGATGTTCAAGATAAAGTAAGTAATTGGAAATCTCTTAATTCGGCAGATTTTCATACACCAGAAGGTTTGGATGCATTAAAAAAACAGATTGGTGAAACTTTAGAAACAATAGACTTTAAAACAGAAAAAGTTGCTTATTCAGCGATTAGCGATATTTATAATTCTGTTAAGGCTTCTATACAAAAACAAGCACCTACATATGCTAAAACAATGAAAGCATATACAGAAGCAAGCGACCAAATTAAAGAAATACAAAAAACATTAAGTTTAGATAGAAATGCATCAGTAGACACGCAGTTAAGAAAACTGACAAGTTTAATGAGAGACAATGTTCAAACAAACTTTGGTCAAAGAGTAAAACTAGGAAAAGAGCTAGAACAAGCGGGTGGTGAGATATTTATGCCTGGCATCGCAGGTCAAGCACTTTCTAGTATTACACCAAGAGCAATACAAGGAGCATTAACATTGCCTACAAGCCTTGCTGGTTATTCTGTTGGTGGATTTCCTGCTGTAGCAGCAAGTTTGTTAGCTTCCTCACCAAGAGTTATGGGAGAAACAGCATTTGCAACAGGTCTTGCTGCAAGAGGAGTTGATCAACTTGGTAGAAGAATACCATTTGCAACTAATCAAGTTCCATATAATCTTTTGTACCAAGGCGGTCAAATGCAAGGTTTATTGGGCGAATAGTATTTATAATTAAGGACATATCATGGCATATACAAAATATTCTCTAACCCCTTCTAGTAACACAGCAGCACCTCCAGATGGTGCGCCAGAGGGAATGCTTCCATCAGCAGTAAACGATACTATGCGCGATATGATGTCGCAGATTAGAGATTGCGGAGATGGCATTCGAGACGGCACATATACCATGACTGCACCTAAGATTACAGGTGGCTCTATTACAGGCTTGTCTAGTGCTTTACCAGTAGCCTCTGGTGGTACAGGAGTTACTACTTCTACAGGTACTGTAAATGTAGTATTAAGCACATCACCAACAATAACCACTCCTGTTATAACAGGCTTTACAGAAACAGTAGTAGCCATCGGTACAGTCGGTGCATCGCATACCTTTGTTATTACTACAGGTACAGTACAGACTGCTACACTAACGGGATCAACACCTTGTACCTTTACTATGCCTACTGCGACTGCTGGAAAATCGTTTATCCTAAAACTTACACAAGCTGCAGCAAACATGACAACTGCTACTTTTACAGGTGTTAAATTTGCTGGCGGTACTGCTCCTACAATTACAGCCACAGCATCGGCAGTAGACCTTATCAGCTTTATAGCGGATGGTACTAATTGGTATGGTAGTGCTATCCAAAACCTTTCATAAGGAATTCGATAATGTTCGGTTCTCGTAATTTCTTATTTGCTAAAGCTGCTGGTGTTTCTATTATTGGTGGTAAATTGTTTATGTGGGGGCAAAATACTAATGGTAAATTAGGATTAGGAGATACTGCTGCTCGTTCTTCCCCTGTTCAGGTAGGGGCTTTAACTACTTGGGCGCAAGTTGCAACAGCAGGTTCTACTCTTGCAACAAAAAATACTGGAGAACTTTGGGCTTGGGGTCAAAATGCTCAAGGTCAGCTTGGTCTAGGAAATACAACTTCTTATTCATCTCCAAAACAAGTTGGCGTTTTAACTAATTGGCTAACACCAGCAATAGGGTCTAGTAATGTACTGTGTGTTAAAACAGATGGAACATTGTGGTCTTGGGGTAGTAATTCTTATGGTGCTTTGGGATTAGGTAATACAACTAATTATTCTTCACCAAAACAAATTGGTTCTTCAACTAATTGGTCTGAAGTATCAACATATTATGCTGTTCTAGCTGTTGACAATGGAAAACTTTTTGCTTGGGGGCAAAATACTAATGGTCAGTTAGGACTTGGAGATACAGTTTCTCGTTCTTCCCCTGTACAAGTCGGTGCGTTAACTACTTGGAAAACACCTGCTGCTGGTAATCAACATTCTTTGTGTGTTAAAACAGATGGAACATTGTGGGCTTGGGGGCAAGGAAATTATAGAGCTTTGGGATTAGGTAATACCACATCTCGTTCTTCTCCAGTTCAAGTTGGTGCTTTAACTACTTGGACTATTCCTACTGCTGGTAGGTTTGCTTCTTTATGTGCTAAGACAGATGGTACTTTATGGTCGTGGGGAGCTAACTACGAGGGTCAATTAGGACAAGGAGATACTGCAAGTCGTTCATCACCAACTCAAGTTGGTGCTTTAACCAACTGGACAAATCCAAAAACAGCTAGAGATTTTACTTTATGTCTTAAAACAGACGGAACAATATGGGCTTGGGGTGAAAACAATAATGGACAACTAGGGCAAAGTAATACAACTAATCGTTCTTCTCCAGTTCAAGTTGGTTCTTTAACTACTTGGATTGTTCCAGCGGCAGGCAGTTTTACAAGTGGTTGTATCCAAACATAATGTATTTTTTATCAGGACTTCCCCGTTCAGGTTCTACTGTTTTAGCTGCGTTGCTAAATCAGAGAAACGACATTCATGTAACTCCCACATCAGGACTTATTGATATATTTGGTTCTGTGGTTCAGGCATGGGAAAACAACCCATCAACTAAGGGTCAAAGACAGACTAAAGAGCATCTCTACGAAACACTTAGGAAACTAATTCCTGTGCGTGAGGATGGCAAGATTACTGTAGATAAGTCTAGGGGATGGGTAGCACCGCAGATACAAAAGACAATGGGTGAAGTTTTAGGCTCACCAATACGAATCGTGGCTACTGTTAGGGATGTGGCTACTTGTGCAGCATCTTTTGCCAAGATTGCTAAACCTGAGAATCTTGCTGAGTTCTGTAATGGACACCTAATAGGACACCTTAAAAGTTCTTATGCCTCTTTACATGAAGGCTATACAGAGCATCCTGAGAACATCCTGTTTGTTGATTACGATGAGTTAATGGCTGACCCACAGGCGGTCATTACTAAGATAGAAACTTTTTGGAATCTACAGCCTTTTGCCCATGATTTTAATAATATTGACGGCAAGTCAGTAGCCGAGGATGACGAAAACGCTTGGGGTATCGCTGGTCTGCACGACATTAAGCCTAAACTAAAAAACACAAACACATTACCTAAAGAAATCTTAGGCGAGTTTGAATATCGGTTTAATGCACCTAAGTTTTGGAAGGGCGAAACAGAGCAGAAGAAAGACATATTAGACTTCCAAGTAGAAGCTGCCATGCGTGGCGAGTTTGATACTGCCGAATCTATGTGCAGGATTCTTTTAGAAACAAGACCACACGATGACAGAGCAGCATTTAATCGTGGTTGGTATTCACTAAGACATGGCAACCTAAAAGAAGGTTTTGAACTGCTAGATAGGGGTCGTAACGAGGAAGTATTTGGTAATCCCAATCCCTCGTCTATGCCAAAGTATGACGGCAGACCTTTAAATGGTGAGGTTGTTTTATTAGTATTAGAAGGTGGTCGTGGAGATCAAATACACGCTGCTAGATGGGCAAGAGAGATTGTCAGTCGTGGCGGTGTCTGTGTGGTTTCCTGTATGCCTGAATTAGCTGGTCTAATGATGCTAGTTGACGGGGTATCTGCGGTAGTTGAATCTAGGGCTGCTGGCGGTGTTTACCATGATTACCATGTATTAGGAATGTCAGGCTATCTTAGCTTTTTGACAGTCAATAACGCACCTTATATACCTTGCAAGACAATCAAACCTAACGGCAAGATTGGGCTACGCTGGCAAGGCAACCCAAAGTTTGAGCATGAGCATAATCGTGTATTTGATCCAGCACCTTTGTTTACAATACCAGCAGAGTTAGTCAGTCTACAACGAGATGTAGGGATAGATAATATTCCTGACCATGTGCAAAAGCCTTGTTTAGATACTTGGTTGCATACCAAGGCGGTGATTGAAAGCGTGGATAAAGTCATTAGTTCTTGTACCTCAGTTGCACATTTAGCAGCAGCAATGGGTAAAGAAACTTGGATTATTAGCCCTGTATTGCCTTATTATTTATGGGCTGATGGTAAAGAATCTAGCATTTGGTATCGTAATGTCAGGTTGTTTAGACAAGAGAAATTTGGTGATTGGGATACCCCATTAGCTAAAGTAACTGGTGAATTTACTGAAAAAATCAGGAGAGTAAAATGAGTTTAAATATTCGCATTGAAAATGGTGAAGTTAAAGATGTTTGGGATACACCGCCAGACAGCAGACCTGGCTGGAAAACTGCTATTGAAATAAGACCTACTATTACCCCACATCGTCAATATTACACAGGACATACCTTTAATTTGACCAAAGACCCAGTAGAAATTGTTTATGGTGTTGCAGATGTAACTGTAGCTGACCGCAAAGAAAGCATGAAACAGCAAGCTGCGATGGCGTTTAATATGTTATTTAGACAGCAAGCTCAAGACCCATCTACTTATGACCCAGTAGCCCTGCAAGCTGCTAAAGATGCTGTTGCACCTAAGCAAGCTGCTATTGATGCCTGTACTACGCATGACGAACTTGATGCTTTAATTTGAAGTCATTATTTCTTTCTTATGATGTAAAGATTAGTGGTGCGTACATTATTAGGCTAAAAGGACATGAACTATCAGAGTCATTAGCCAAACGATGTGCAGATTCATGCAATAAGGTTGGAATGAAGTACCAGTATTGGGATGCGTTTGATGGAACAAAGGATGGTATTAATCCACCAGAAAACCTAAATCCTTTTATGAGAATGGTAAAGATTTCAGACCATTTTTTAACTAGGTCAGAAGTGGCTTGTGCTTTATCCCATATTAGTTTGTGGGCAAAATGTGTAGAAGATGATGTGCCATTAGTTGTTTTAGAGCATGATGCTATTATGGTTGCACCTTATCGTGAACATACTATGTATAACTCTATTTCGTACCTAGGCTGTACTGAGCAAGTAAAGCAAAACTGGAAGGTGTTGCCAACACCGCCACATGGTTCAATGGGAACAAATTATCATTTTATGTGTAGGGCGCACTCTTACTCTATAGACCCAGCAGTAGCAAAGAATATGCTTGCTCATGTATTAAAATATGGTATTAATAGTTCGTTAGACTGTATGTTACGAGCAGATATATTCCCAATGCACCAGATGGGCGTATATGCTTATGACGAAGGTAATCGTGCAAATACTACGATATTAAACAGAGCAGGAACAGACCGAAGCACCATTAGAAACGATAACTTAGAGAGATAAATGAAGAAAATACTGATTATGGGTTTACCTGGCTCTGGTAAGACTTACTTAGCCCAAGCCCTAAAAAAGTATTTAGAAGTAAATGGTACTCGCAAAGATTACGGAGAATCCTTTACTAGCTTTAACGCACAAGTTAACTGGTTCAATGCTGACGAAGTGCGTAAGAAGTACAACGATTGGGACTTCTCCAACGAAGGCAGAATCCGTCAATCCCTACGCATGGCACAGTTTGCACTAGAAGCTGGTGGTGATTATGTTATCTGCGACTTTGTAGCACCTCTTGTAGAGATGCGTAATAACTTCAAGGCTGATTGGACTATCTGGATTGATACCATTGATGCTGGTCGGTACGAAGATACCAACAAAGCATTTATTCAGCCAACAGTCTATGACTTTAGAGTAACTGAGAAAGATTGCGAGAAGTGGGCTGAGTTCATTGGTAATCATATTATCGAGAACAGACGCAGACCTACATTTGATTGGCAGAAAGAAACAGTACAGATGCTAGGCAGATGGCAGCCTTGGCACGAAGGACACAGAGCATTATTTGAGAGAGCTATTGCCAAGACAGGTCAAGTCGTTATTCAGATTCGTGATTGTCAGGGCTGGCAAGGTAGTAACCCATTTGCCATTGAGCAAGTAAAATCTAATATTAAGAGAGACTTAGACCCCTTATTCCAAGGTCAATACGAGATTCAGGTTGTTCCTAATATTACTAACATCACCTACGGCAGAGATGTAGGCTACAAGATTGAGCAAGAAACCTTTGATAAAACCATAACCGATATATCAGCAACCAAGATTAGAGAAAGCATGGGATTGAAATGACAACAATAGATAAAAATGAGGCAGCCTTATCAGCCCATGAAGCTGTGTGTGCTGAACGCTATACAGGTATAAATGCTAGGTTAAAGCGATTAGAACAAATACTAATAGGTTCTGCTGCTTTTATCATTGCTATTCTACTTTCTCTTGTTTTGAAATTAAATTAAGCCTATGAACTATGTCCGATCAATTTGGATTTTTGGAGGGTGCAAAGTCTTTTAGCGAAAGCGTAAAGACAGGTAAAGAAGCTGGTAAAGCTATAGGATCGTCTATCGAGGATGTGCAAAAGGAAGCAGCCTCGGTAGCACAACAAAAAGCCTTAGAACGCAGAAGGCAGATCAGAGAAGTAGAAGTCCTAAAAGAGCAGTATTTCAAACGAGCCATGATGCAATGGCAAAAACAAGAAGATATAAGACTACAAGAAGAACAGGTCAAAAAAGACTTTGTAAAACATCATGGTCAAAAAAGATGGTCAGAGGTAGAAACCATAAAATCTAAGATTGAAAAACAAGAGAAAGAAATAGAAAATGAGTTTAGAAAAGATTTGGCAGAAGTGCGTAGAGTTATGTGGATGTGCTATGCGTTGGCTGCAATCATTGCTTGGTATGTTACTTGGGGCTATAAAGGGTAAAAAATGATTACTTTATTCACAACTCTTGTTTCTTTTCTTACAGGTGGTTTACCAAGTCTTTTAGGATTCTTCCAAGACAAGTCAGACAAGAAACACGAACTAGAACTTGCAAGACTCCAGACTGAGAGAGAGCTAGAGTTACTAGAAAAAGGCTACGCTGCACAAGCCCATGTAGAAGAAATAAGAACGCAACAAGTAGAAATGCAGACACAGGTACAGGAAAGACAATCCCTGTACGCACACGATATAGAAATCGGTAAAGGTGCTGCACAATGGGTAACTAACTCTAGGGCGATGGTTAGACCAGCGATTACTTATGGTCTATTCCTAATGTTTGCCTTTGTAGAAGTATTCGGATTTTGGTTTGCTTTCCATAAAGATGTGCCATTTGATGTAGCTCTCAATCTTTTGTGGGATGACGAGACTCAAATTATTTGGGCATCGGTTGTTTCCTTTTGGTTCGGAACTCAGGCTTTCAAAAAGTGATTGACCATAAAGTCATTGAGATGATTAAGCACCATGAGGGTGTTAAGGTAAAGCCTTACCAATGCCCTGCATTACTTTGGACTGTTGGTGTCGGTCATGTCATAGATCCTAACCATGCTAGAGTACCACTAGCAGAACGAAAGGCTCTGCCTATCCCTAGTGGATGGGATAGAGTCTTAACGATGGGGGAAGTAGATGAAATTCTTGCTAAAGATTTGGCGCGGTTTGAAAGCGGAGTTCAACGATTATGTCCTAGTGGGCTTACTACTGGTCGGTTTGGCGCACTTGTGTCTTTCGCCTTCAATGTTGGACTCGGTAATCTCCAAAATTCTACCCTTCGGATGAAACACAATCGAGGTGAGTTTGATGGTGCTGCCGAGGAGTTCTTAAAATGGAACAAGGCTGGCGGTAAAGAACTAAAAGGACTTACTACAAGACGAAAAGACGAGAGGGCTTTATACCTGTCACAGAATCTTCCCGTACTTGAATAAAGTATTCTTATTTACTAAAAATGCCTTCTTGGGTCTGGTATCTCCATTCCCAACAAACTCTACATACTGTAGCTTGCTTTCAAATATACATTTAAAGATGTTTTTGACAGGCATGATGACAAACATCTCCCCATCGTAAAAAACCCAGTAATCAGCTTGGGTAGCCATCAATCCAGAGTTCTTACCATACATCTCAATCTCTACAACGATATTGCCTGTTTCTTTACTCATTGGGTCAAACTTCACCTCTACAGCCTTATCTATCTCTGGTATCCATATATCGTAACCCTTAAAAGCGTTTACAAGGCTTGCACAAGGGTACTTCTTGCGTAGGATAGCCAAGACCCTTTCCTCTATCTCCAAACCCCTCTGTAAGTCTGTTTGAAAGGTCATAAAGCCACCCTGATCGGAAGGGGGATGGCACTCCTTGAAAGGGTGTGGCATTGCGCCACAAATGCCGATCTCATCGGTAAATCATTTAGAAAGCAAAATCATCGTCTTTAATCTTGGGCATCTCATCATCCCCCTTGGGAGTAAAGCCTTTGTGTTTCGGGTCTCCAATACGACCTGATATAAACTTGCCATTCTTGCCTTCTTTAGTCCAGGCATCAAACCAATGCTCTACTCCGTTAATCTTAATTGACCCCTTAAAATCAGGGTGTTTCTCTGTGAGCTTTTTGTCATTCTTAAATAGACTAAAGCTGCCATCTTTCATCTCATAGGTCATTTCTGCCTCGCTTTTAGTTGGTTAAATAGGTCTAAGACCTCGCTTAA